TTTAAAAAATCAAGCACTTGAGCAACGGCAAAAGTACTTTGATCTAGTCCAACAGGCTAACGGAGCAATTGCAATGGTGGACGTTTTGTTGACTGAACTAGATCGACAAGACCCACCAGCAGAACATAAAGAGGATTAATTATGGGTATGCAATATGACGTAAAGTCAGCACACATAAGTGCATCTGGTGTGGCGGTTGGGTACAGAACTCGTTTAAAAGGCGTTGTTATATCGCCGTCTGAGTCGCAGACATTAAATGTGGCGTTTTGTGACAACATAAGCGTTTCTGGTACTTATGATGTTCCTGGAAGTACGGTATGTACTGTAACCATTGCTAATCATGGACTATCTAATGGAGATCGAGTTTATTTAAACTTTACTTCTGGATCGTCTTCGGATAACACTTTTACAGTTTCAAACGTTGCAACCAGTACTTTTACAGTAGCGGTAGCTTCAGCGACAACAAGCGGTAATGTAACGATGTATGCTGCTGTTTTAATTGAGCTTGATTGTTCTTCTGCTACGGCTTTTTATACAATGATTCCAGGTGAGGGCATTCTTGCTGAGCAAGGTATTTATGTTGGCCTTCCTAGCGCAACTGTAACCACTACATTGTTTTACGGCTAATTATGCAATATGACGTTAAATCGTATCATGCTTCAGCGTCTGGAAACGCCACAACTAGCCCTGTGCGTTTAAAAGGTATTACCGTTACTACTGGCACCGTATCAGCAAGGAACATGGCAGTTGCAAATCCCGCTGTTTCTAAGTCTGGTACTTGGAGCAGAACGGGAACAGCGGTTACGGTTACGATTAATGACAATGGTTTAACAAATGGTCAACGTGTATTTTTAGATGTAGCCGCTGGAACAACCATGCGGGATGGCGTTTATGAAGTAGCTAATGTAACAACAAATACATTTACCGTTGTCTCAGTAACATCAGGAACGGCAAATGGTACAGTTACAATGTACACAGATATTTACTTAGAAGTTGATACATTTAATACGATTGGTTTGCCTATTAAGATTCCAGGTGAAGGCATTAAATGCCCTAATGGATTCTTTGTAGGGGTTGGATCAAGCGTAACTGCAACGGTGTTCTATGGCTAAGAAGAAAGGCGTCTCTCTTGCGATTGGTCGTGGTGAAAAGCTGCCTGTATCTAAGGGTGCTGGGCTTACCGCCAAAGGTCGTGCTAAGTATAATGCAGCGACTGGCTCGAATCTAAAGGCTCCACAGCCTGAAGGTGGCGCCCGCAAGAAGTCGTTCTGTGCCCGTATGTCTGGCATGCCTGGTCCGATGAAAGATGAAAAAGGTCGTCCAACTAGGAAGGCCGCCTCTCTAAAGAGGTGGAAATGCTAGATATGTTAGAACTCTGGACTGGTGGACTGAGTATATTTGTGGCTTTGCTTGGATACATCATGCACGAAAAGTTTAATGAGTTAAAACGCATTGATATTTTGTTAAATAAAACACGAGAAGAGGTAGCCCGTGATAACGTTACTAAAGCAGAAGTTGACCGCATTGTTGAACACATGGATGCAAGGTTTAACAAACTTGAAAGCAAAATTGACGAACTTATTAAAAGGTAAGTAATGCCAAGTGTTTCAAAAAAGCAACACAATTTCATGGCGGCTGTGGCTAATAACCCAAAGTTTGCCAAAAAAGCAGGTGTACCTTCCTCCGTAGGGAAGGAATTTTTAACTGCCGACAAAGGCAAAACATTTAAAGAAGGTGGACCTATGAAACCAACAGATATGAAGAAAAACCCAGGTATGGCTAAGTTACCTAAAGCTGTTCGCAATAAAATGGGTTTTATGAAAGAGGGTGGCGCTGCTCACTCAGACATGGCTAAAGATAGACCAATGATGAAAAAAGTAGCTGCTAAAGCTGTTAAAGGTCATGAGAAAAAGATGCACGGCATGAAGGCTGGCGGTATGGCTAAAGGTGGCGGTTGCGAAGTTCGCGGCAAGACCAAAGGCACTATGATTAAGATGAAAAAAGGCGGAGCCTGCTAATCATGGATAAATCACCAGACCAAATCGTAGCGGACATTGACCGCAAACAAAACGAAGAAGATCGGGATTTGATTCCTCGTGCTGGTCGTATGCTTAAGGCAAAGTTAAATGAAGATTTAACTGGTGGCGCTTATGTAGGTAATCGCTTAGATGTCAAAAAAGACGCTACCAAAGAGAGTGAAAAAGTTATTCGTGCGCTAAGTAAGAAAGCTGGGGGTGTAATTAAGTCTTCTGCCTCTAAACGTGCTGATGGCTGCGCTATTCGGGGTAAAACCAGAGCGTAATATGGCTGAGCAAATGACTCTTGACCTCGGCGATTCAGAAGCCGACAACAAACGCAAGAAGGTTGAAGAAGCCAAGGCGAAGGTAAGAGCAATTGCAGAGGAAGTACGCGCAGAAAAAGCTAGAGACCGAAAGCCTAATAAAGACTTCGGGCACACCCGTGCAGGTAGCGGTGGGGCTGGTGGCGATTTCAGTGGTATGAAGGGCTTAGACAAACCGTTTAAAGCTGGTGGCAAGGTATCTAGTGCATCTAAGCGTGCTGATGGTTGCTGTATAAGAGGGAAGACAAGAGCATGAGACCAAGCAGAGGTATGGGCGCCATAATGCCCTCTAAGATGGGTAAAGGCGTTAAGAAAACCCGTAAAGACGGTGCTGATTTCACCAAATATAAAGAGGGTGGCAAGGTTAATGCTGCGGGTAACTATACTAAGCCTGAACTGCGTAAGCGCATTGTGTCTCAAGTTAAGGCAGCTGCAACCCATGGTACTGGCGCAGGTCAGTGGTCAGCCCGTAAGGCACAGTTAGTAGCTAAGAAATATAAAGCCGCTGGTGGCGGTTATCGTGATTAAAATGTTTAATTGGCTCTGGAGGTTACTCGGTGGCACTAGCGAAATCACAACGAAGCCTGAAGGCGTGGGGCGACCAGAAGTGGACAACCAAGTCGGGGAAAAAGTCGTCCGAAACAGGCGAGCGGTACCTGCCAAAAAAAGCAATCCAGTCGCTAAGCCCGCAGGAGTACGCAGCAACAACGCGAGCAAAACGAGCGGGAAAAGCACAGGGAAAGCAGTTCGTGCCCCAGCCAGCAAAAGTAAAAGCAAAAGTAAAGCCATTCCGAAAGGTAAAGTAGCATGACCACTACAGGATCTACCGCTTTTAACCTAGACATGAACGACCTCATTGAGGAGGCGTTTGAGCGTTGTGGTTTAGAAGTTCGATCAGGTTATGACTTCCGCACTGCACGGCGATCTTTAAACATTCTGACGATTGAGTGGGCTAACCGTGGTATTAACTTATGGACGGTTGAGCAGGGTCAGATTGTAATGAACACACAGCAGGCTCTATATGCAGTGCCTATAGATACTATCGACATTTTGGACGCAGGTACTCGTACTAATAACGGCAGTCAGTCTAATCAAACAGACATCAACTTAACCCGTATTAGCGAACCTACGTACATGACCATCCCCAACAAAAACACTACTGGACGCCCTATCCAGATGTGGTTTAACCGTCAAAGTGGCGGTGTTGCAAGCGTAGCGCAGACCACCATAGTTGGTGGTATTGATGCAGATGACACCACAATTACGCTGGCAAGCGCAGCTAATCTTCCTACTCAGGGTTTTGTCAATATTGGTAACGAAACGATTGGCTATCAAAATATCGTTGGAAATCAAATAGTTAATGCTTGGCGTGGGCAAAACGGAACGACTGCAGCCGCCCACTTAACAGGTGTTGGAGTGTTTAATAATCAGTTGCCTTGCATTAACGTATGGCCTACCCCAAACCCACCTGGCGATCAGTACACATTGGTGTATTACCGTATGCGCCGTATTCAGGATGCAGGTAACGGTATTCGTACACAGGACATTCCATTCCGCTTTATCCCATGTATGGTGGCGGGTTTAGCATATTACCTTGGGGCAAAGATTCCTGGCGTTGATCCTGGGCGTATACAAATGCTTAAGGCAGAATACGAGCAGCAGTTCCAATTGGCAGGTGATGAAGATAGGGAGACAGCAGCAGTTCGTTTTGTCCCCCGTAATATGTTTTATAGCTAATCATGCCTAGTCAGTTTTCTTCTGGTAAGTATGCGATTGCCGAATGCGACCGATGTGGTCAGCGATATAAGCTAAAAGAGCTTAGAAAACTGACGATTAAGACGAAGCAGGTCACTATTAAAGTCTGTCAAGAGTGCTGGGAACCAGATCAACCGCAGTTGCAATTGGGTATGTATCCAGTAAATGACCCACAAGCAGTACGGGAGCCAAGACCTGACGTAAGTTACTTGGTATCTGGGCAGAGCGGATTGCAGATTAATATCTCAGGAGAAGGGCCAGATGGCTTTGGTTATGCAGAGCAGGGTAGTAGAATCATTCAATGGGGCTGGAACCCTGTGGGCGGTGCTAGGGGTAATGATGATGGACTTACCCCAAATGACTTGGCACAATCAGTAGTAGTTGGTACAGTAACGGTAACGGTAAACTAAGGAGCAGAACATGTTTAAATCAGGCGCAGACGGCGTAGCAAAAAAAGGTAAAACTGAGGGTAAAAACCTTGGTAATTCAGGTCCATCAGTAACAGCCCTCAAAGGCGGCACTAAAACTGCTGGCGTAAAGAACATCGATCTTAAAAAAATGGGTCGTGGTCTAGCTAAGATCAAGAACCAAAAAGCAGGCAGAGGTCGATAATGGCTAAATATTCCATGAAAAAGAACGGTAAAGAAGTTGGTAACGCTGAGGTTTATGCCGAGCCACATACTATGTCAGGCAAGAAAATAACTACAGCAAAGTCTGCAGTTACTAAGCCAGGCAATGGCGTAGACAGCGTAAACATGTCTGTTGGCGGCTATACCAAGAAAAACGATCAACCAATCAATAAGAATGGTGAAATGAAGCAGCGTGGATCAGGTGCAGCTACAAAAGGCTTTACTTCACGCGGACCAATGGCTTAAGGGTTAACCCGAATGACTTATACCGAATTAGTCTCTGCAATTAAAGGATATTGCGAAAACGATTTCCCTGATACTGCTGGAAACTTTACTTCCGTAGATCAGATTAATACGTTTATTCAGCAGTGCGAAGAGCGTGTTTATAACGCTGTTCAGATTCCTGCTATTCGTAGAAACCAGATTGGTAACTTTAGCTCTGGGGATAAGTACCTTACTTTACCAACGGATTACTTGGCGTCTTTCTCTATGGCTGTCATACTGCCAGATGGAACCCAAGAGTTCTTAATTGATAAAGACGTTAACTTTATTCGGCAGTCATATCCAAGCCCTGATGATGTAGGTGTGCCACGGTATTACGGGCAATTTTTACCATATACCTACATTATTGGCCCTACCCCAGATGCAAGCTACAACGTAGAATTGCATTATTACTATTATCCAGAGTCTATTGTGGATGCGGGTAGTAGTTGGCTTGGCTATAACTTTGAGTCTGTGCTGTTGTACGGCTCATTATTAGAAGCGGCTGCGTTCATGAAATCTGATCCAGACGTTGTTACAAATTACCAGAACCGATACAATGAGGCATTAGCTTTACTCAAAGACTTGGGTGATGGTAAGGATAGAAGAAGTGCATACCGTGATGGGCAACTTAGACTGCCTATACCAGGACCTGTTAGATAATTTTTTTAGGAGCAAAAAATGGCAATTACCCAAGCAATGGCTACATCGTTCAAAGTTCAACTTTTGAATGGTCAGCAAAACTTTTCAGCAAACACCTTCAAAATCGCTTTATACACCAGCTCAGCTACTTTAGGTGAGAATACAACCGCGTACTCGGCAACTAACGAAGTCCCTTCTACTGGCAACTATTCTGCTGGTGGTAATACTTTATCGGTTAGCGTAACCCCAACAAATACTGGTAACGTAGCTTTCATCTCGTTTGCTAATACTTCATGGGCTAATGCAACGATTACCGCTAACGGCGCTTTGATTTATAACGCTAACTTAGCTAACGCAGCTGTTGCTGTGCTGGCTTTTGGTGGCGACAAAACATCGACTAATGGTACTTTTGCTGTTAACTTTCCAACTGCAGACGCAAGTAGCGCAATTATCCGCCTGACCGCTAGTTAAGGAGTCATAGATGGCCTTGGTCTTAAAAGATAGGGTTAAAGAAACCAGCGCTGTCGTTGGTACGGGAACCGCTACGCTTTTAGGAGCCGAGACTGGCTATCAATCTTTTTCGGTTATTGGTAACGGTAATACGTGCTACTACACTATTCAGAATACGGATAGTGGGTTTGAAGGTGAATGGGAAGTAGGTCTTGGAGCATATACTTCTCCAGATCAATTAAGTCGAGATACAGTTTTATCTTCTAGTAATGCTGCGAATTTAGTATCTTTCTCCGCTGGTTCTAAGATTGTATTCGTAACATATCCTGCGGAAAGGGCCGTTGCGTTAAACGCAATAACTACCGAGTTAGCTGCAGATACTGTTCCTTTTGCGGGTTCTGGGGGTAGTGGGTTTGTTAGTAGCACAGTTGCTTTTAAATACCAGCAGTCTTTAAACCAATTACAGGCGCCAGTATTTTATGGTACTAATGGTATATCGGTGTACTCGAATATCATAAATTATAACTACACAATCCCATCAAACTCTACGGCTTTTTCCTACGGCCCAATAGCAACCGCAAACGGGGTATCTTTAACAATACCGTCTGGGCAACCATGGGTAGTATTTCCACCATTATTATAGGCATTTAAACTATGAGCACAATATCAGCGGGACTTAGTAATACAACAGCCCTTGTCCAATCAGGTGATACAACTGGTAACTTAGTTTTTTTAACTAATGGTTCCGCTACAGCGCTAACCCTTGACTTAAATCAGAATGCTAACTTTCCAGGAAATGTTACTGTAGTTGGCGCTTTAGTTGCAAACATAGCGGGTAACGGGGCTACACTAACCAATATAAATGCCTCTAACATTACAAGCGGCACGATCTCAAACGCGTTTACAACCGCCGCTTCAGCTAATGGCGCATCTACTATCGTAGCCCGTGACTCTAACGGGTCATTTACAGCTAATGTAATCACCGCTAATGGTTCAGCACTTACAGCAATTAATGCCTCTAACGTATCTTCTGGAACTCTTGACAATGCCAGGACTTCTGCTGCTTCTGCCAATGGTGCTTCCACTATTGTTCTTCGGGATTCTAATGGGTCCTTTGCTGGTAACGTAATAACAGGTACTACAGGTTCGTTTACCAATATTTCTGGTAACGGGGTAGCACTTACAGCTATTAACGCATCTAATATTTCTAGTGGCACCATTAATAACGCTTACACAACTGCAAATAGCTCTAACGGTGCGAGCACAATCGTAGCCCGTGACTCAAATGGTTCGTTTGCAGCTAACGTAGGTACGTTTACTTCTGTTTCTGGTAACGGCGTGGCATTGGCAGATATTAATGCTTCTAATATTTCTAGTGGCACGATCTCAAACGCTTATACAACAGCGGCTTCAGCCAACGGTGCTTCTACAATCGTAGCTAGAGATTCTAATGGTTCGTTCACTGCCAATACAGTTACTTTAACTGCAGGTACTATTACTACCAACGCTGCAAATGCCACAGATATTACCAATAAGACCTATGTAGACGGGCTTTTCTCAACAGGTATTTCGTACCACGACCCCGTTTTAGTTGAAGAAGACGTAGCTTTAAACGCTGTATATGTCCAGCCAAATGGTGCTGGTAATGGCGTAGGCGCAACTTTAACTAATAACGGGTCTAACGTAGCCTTAGTGGTTGACGGGGTAAGTGTATCCAACACAGCCCGTATTTTGGTTTATGCACAAGCTAATGCCGTACAAAACGGTGTTTACACAGTTACCAATCCAGGTAATGCTTCTGCACAATGGGTGTTGACCCGTGCAACCGATGCCGATACCTTTGGTTTAGCCAGCCCTAATAAGTTAGGTCAGGGCGATGCGTTCTTTGTAAGCGACGGCGATACAGGCGCTGGACGAACTTATATCTGTAATACGCCAGGCACGATTACCTTTGGTACAACCAATATTACCTTTGCCCAGATTAGCTCTTCTCAGGTATATTCTGCGGGCACAGGTTTAAGTCTTAATAACTTAGCATTTAGTATTGCAAATACAGCTGTTACAGCGGCTACTTACGGTAATGCTGGTGCAGTAGCTACTTTCACGGTTAATGCTCAAGGCCAGTTAACTAACGCAGCAAACACAGCGATTAACGCTTCTAGTATTACGTTAGGTACTTTATCTGCTACTTATGGTGGTACTGGGTCTGCTAACTTAACCGCAGATAACGTCATTCTGGGTAACGGCGCAAGCACAGTTAAAGTAGTAGCTCCTGGCACAGCCAATAACGTTCTGACTTCTAACGGCTCAACTTGGATTTCTCAAGCTCCAGCAGCTGGTGGGGTATCTTCAATCACGGGCACAGCCGACCAGATTATTGCATCAAGTTCTACTGGGGCAGTTACGTTATCTACTCCTCAGTCAATTAATACAGCTTCGTCTGTACAGTTTGGCTCTTTTGGTGTTGGTACGGCTGCTTCAGGTACAACTGGTGAAATTCGTGCAACCAATAACGTCACTGCGTTTTATTCTGATGAGCGATTAAAGACTAAAACTGGGAATATTAAAAACGCACTTGATAAAGTATGTCAGATTGAAACATTGCTTTATCACGCCAATGAAACGGCTGTAGCCCTTGGGTACGACGCATCCATTCAAGAGGTTGGAGTAACTGCACAATCGGTACAAAAAGTTCAGCCAGAAATAGTAGTTTCAGCCCCAATTGATGATAAATACTTAACCGTTCGATATGAAAAGTTAGTTCCTCTATTAATTGAGGCTATTAAGGAGTTAAAAGCCGAAATTGATGTCCTGAAAGCTGAGTAATGTTTGCCGTCTTCCCTTTTGCTGGGGCGCCTTTTGCGGACAGCGGGGAGGCGTTTACCAACGTTGTTGTAAACCTAACGGGTGTTAGTGCTGTTGCTCGCCTTGGCAACGTAGAAGCTCAAGCTAGTGCTGTAGCTGATGTAACAGGTGTTAATGCCGTAGGCGTTGTTGGCGATGTAGATATAAATACTGGCATAACAGTTGATTTAGTTGGCGTAGCCGCTGTCGGCGCTATTGGTAATGTAGAGTTCTCTGGTGGGGTTACAGTTGATTTAGTTGGCGTTAGTGCCATAGGTCAAATTGGCAATGTAGATATAAGTACTGGCTGTACGGTAGATCTGACTGGGGTATTCTCCGTAGGGCGAATTGGCAACGTAGACATCAGTACAGGCTGTACGGTAGATGTAGATGGTGTTTTTGGGGTTGGCAGGATAGGTGATGTTGAGGTATCTGCTGACTCTATAGTTGATTTAGTTGGCGTACAAGCCGTTGGGCGCATCGGTAACGTAGAAGTTCAGGCTGGTGCGGTCGTAGATCTGACTGGGGTATTTGCCGTTGGTCGGGTTGGAGACGTTGTAGTAGCGGCTAATGCGGATATTTTTGCTACTGGCTTTGCTGTCCCCACCCTCCTAAACAGCGTAGATGTATCTACAGGAGCAACGGTTGACCTATTTGGTCAGGCTATCCCAGTATCCGTAGGGGATTTTGAGGTCCAAGGCACCGTAATTATTGACCTAATTAACCAGAACCTTAAGGGTATTGGTCGAATTGGGGATGCAGATGTAGTAGAAAGTGTCACGATTGACGTAACTGGGGTATTTGCAGTAGGTCAAGTAGGTAACGTAGAGGTTATAGAAAGCGTCACGGTAGACCTAACAGGTGTTTCTGCGGTTGGGCAGCTTGGTAACGTAGAAGTTCGGGCAGACGCTAATGTAGACCTAGTTGGGGTAGTTTCTGTAGGTAGACTAGGTAATGTAGAGATAAGCGGTAGCGCCGTAGTAGATTTGACGGGTGTTAGCGCCGCAGGGGTAATTGGTAACGTAGAGTTCTCTGGTGGGGTTACGGTAGACCTGACGGGCGTTAATGCAATTGGCGTTATAGGTGACGTAGAAGCTCAAGGAAGTGTCGTAGTCAACCTAATTGGGGTAGCTGCCGTAGGTAGGCTAGGTAATGTTACCACCCAGACCGAGAACTTTATTGATGTAACGGGAGTGCAGGCAATTGGTGTAGTTGGCACCGTTGACATCGAAACAGGTATAACAGTTGATGTAACTGGGATATTGGCAGTTGGTAGAGTAGGAACTGCAACGTCTTCAGTTAGCATATCGGTTAATTTGACTGGGGTAAGGACAGTTGTTAAACTTAGTACAGTTAATGTATGGGGTGACGTAAATACTTTCCAAGACTCAGTTTGGGTAGATGTAGATACAGAACAGACTTCAGGATGGATAGATGTAAATACCGAACAAGAGTCTAATTGGCAGGATGTAATACCTGTGGCGGCATAAATATAGGAGCATTAAATGGCAAGTACATACTCATCATTAAAATTTGAGCTTATTACCACTGGGGAACAAGACGGTACCTGGGGGAATTCCACTAACACTAATATTGGTACCGCCATTGAACAGGCTATTACTGGCACTGGAGACGTTACCTTTACTAGCGCAGACGTTACTCTTACGTTAACAAATTCAAGTTCAGCACAAACAGCGCGTAATTTGCGTTTAGTGTGCGTGGGAACTTCAGGTGGGGCACGTCAATTAGTTGTCCCAACGATTGAAAAACAGTACATTATTAAGAACGAACTTGCAGATGCGGTTACTGTAAAAACTTCAGCTGGAACTGGGGTTGCAGTACCTTCTGGGAGAACTATGTTTGTTTTTACTGACGGTACAAACGTAGTTGACGTTACAACATACGCGTCTTCGTTAACTTTAGGGTCTGCTTTACCAGTAGCTTCTGGTGGAACAGGTGTGAGCACCCTTACTGGCCTTGCTTATGGAAATGGTACAAGCGCTTTTACTGCGGCTAACGCAGCGCAAGTTATTGCTGTATTGGGTTCTTCCCCAGTAGCTAACGCTTCTAATGCCGCAAACTTAGTGACTACTAACTTTACAATTCAAGAGTCTGGTGGGAAGCTAGTATTTAAATATGGAGCTAATGTTATTGCGTCTATAGATTCCACAGGTAACTTAATTTCAGCTACTAACATTACCGCTTTTGGTACTCCATAAGGATATAAATTATGACGCTTAATGCTTCTGGACCAATTAGCCTGGCTGGCACAACAGCTGGTCAATCCATTCAAATTGAAAACGGCGGGAATGGTACAACTCTGATTAGCTTAAACGATGCAGCGGTTAGATCATTAGCTGGAGTACCAAGCGGTGCAATTACAATGCCCACCGATTTTTATGGTAAATCAAATCGTATCTCCGTGGCAGCTACTATTTCTGCAAACACCAGCAACTATACAGTCAACACCGCTAAAGCACCAGGGTATCTTACAGGGAAAACAGACTTTACATTAACTATTAACGCAGGGGTTTTTATTTCCTCTGCAAATACTGGTTCTTATGCCATGACGGTAGACACCTCTTGGGACGTTGGGGATACTGTAGCAATTATTAATAATGGAACCATTATTGGTCGTGGGGGCAATGGTGGCCCTGGTGGCAGCAACTACGGAGGCGCTGGTAGCCCTGGTGGTAGTGCTGGCCCTGCGTTACTTGTCCAACGTGCACTTACCTTGACTAATGGTAGTGGAAGAATTTCTGGTGGTGGTGGCGGTGGTGGTGGCGGTAATGCTATCGTATGGAACTCTCCTAGCGGTAAGGGCTTTTTCGCTATTCCTTCTGGCGGTGGCGGTGGCGGTGGCGGAATTGGAAACAGTAGCGGCGGTGCAGGAGGATTTGCTGATTTCGGTGCAAGCGGTAGCGCTGGCGGCGGTGGTTCATTGACTGGTGCTGGCGGTGGCGGTGCTGCGTACCCTGCTGGTGGTGGTGGGCAAAACCCTGGGGGGCCAGGAGGTTCCTTTGGTTCAAGCGGGTCTGCCGCAACTTCAGGAGCGGCTGG